CGGAGGTGGAGGGGGTGGTGGGGATTAGGTGCCGGAACAAGTGGTATGTGGAGGTGCAGGTAGGGGAGAAGAAGTGGGCGAAGGCGGAGATTGGGGGGCGGGTGCTGACGTATGCGGAGAGGAGGATGGTGCGGCGGGTGTGGGTGAGTGCGGATGGGCGGGATGCGGAGTATGAGTTTGTGGATCGGCCCGTGGAGGTGAGGCCAGTTGAGCCCGAGCCCGTGATTGAGCCTGTAGCTGCTCTTCCGGCGGCTGTGGTGGAAGAGCCTGCGCCGGCGACGGAGCCCGACTACAACCCGTCTGCGACGGACTTTATGGAGCAGGCCAGGAATGCGGCGTATGCCGCCTACAGCCGATGAGCCTAAAGAAGAACCCGCACAGCCCCAAGAAGAGCTACCAGCCCCAGAAGCTGATCAATGCAGTGGCTCAGGCCACCATTGAGACCAAGGGCATTGGCCTAGCTAAACACGGCCTGCTCAAAGAGGTTAGCCGGGACGACCGGCTGATGCTGCAGCGGGTGGTCGGGATGAGTGTCGAGGAATTCAACCAGCGGCTAATGGGCAAGCTGGACTGCTTGGCTGACAAGATCCTCGACCGGATGCTGGATACGGTGGACGAGACCCCACTCAACAACCTGGGGTTCAACCTGTCCGTGGCAATGGACAAGCGTCAGCGGATGGCCGGGGCGGCTGCAGTGGGCAACGCCAACGTCAACATCCAGGTCAACAACTATGGCGGGATGAGCAAGGAGGAGATCCTTGCCAAGCTGACGGGCAAGTTCGCCACCGCAGACGTCACCCAGCCTGCTCCCGTGGAGGCCGAGGTGGTCCCGCCACCTGAGCCCAAGCCCACCCGCCAGCAGATGATGGCGGATGCGCTGAAGGGGGATGACGCAGCCTAAGCCTTGGACCGGCTCAGGTAGTAGTGGACCAGATCCCGCTTGATGCCGAGGAGGTCCGAGATCCGCTGCTGAGTCATCCCGTTTTTGTAGAGCTGCTGCACCCTGACTCTTAGGTGCCCCGCCTCGGCCCGAGACCGCCGGCCATAGGTGGAAGCCAGCTTGTCCCGGATTTTACGTTCCGTCTCCTTGATCTCGTAGCGGGTGGGGATGCCGATGATGGGACTCATACCTTCATCAGCCAGAACTGGTGCTGGGTGGAGGGCAGGATGACCGCCTCCCGCCGGAAGATGGTGTAGAACGCATCAATCGCCAGCCGTGGGTTGTCCAGCGGGTTGGCCTCCTGCCGGGGCTTTTCCGTCCAGGTGTAGTCGTCGAAGGCCAAGTACCCACCCGGCTCCAGGATCTGCCACGCCAGCACCGCATCCGTCAGGACGTCCTTGGCGAGGTGGCTGCCATCGATGTAGATGAAATCGTAGTGCCCGCGATCTTTATGCGCCACACAGGATGCAAGGTGGTAAATCGACTTGTTGACCCAAGTTTGCGCGGGACCGCCGTCTTCCAATTTGGTGTTGCGGACAAAGCGGTCGTGAACCTGCACCATCGGCACGGTCAAGTGCTCGGCGCTGCCCAACCACGTATCGACGCAATGAATCTGATCGAACGCCATATGGTCGAGCAGCCAACAGGTGGCTTGGCCCTCGTAGCAGCCAATTTCCATCGCCTTCTTAAACTGCGCCTTTCGTGGCAGCAGATTGTTGATGAAGTTGGTCTCCGCCGTCTGCTGGAACCAGTCGTTGGTAAACTCTCTCATTTGGAAGCCTCCTTCTGCGCCAGAATCTCTGCCTTGATGGCCTTGATCTCATCCTTGCGCCACGGCTCGGACAGCATCTCCAGAAGCTGCGGGGTCTCGATGGGCAGGGCTACCTTGCCCGTGTGAGCCATAATGAGCTTCGTATCGACGTGGATGTCGATGCCGGCCTTTTGCACGAGGTCGCAGAACCAGTAATCCTCCGAAACGAACACGTTGGGCTCGTCGTACTTGAGGTCCACCAGTCGCTTGATGCGCTCGACCATAATGTCATTGTTCTTGGCCGGCTCACCGAGTGTCTCACGGATAGTTTCCAGCCGACGTTCCGGCGTGCCCGGCCCCTGCAGCCCCATCGGGAAGAACTCGTGCAGCGGATGCGGCGGGTGATTGGGGTCCACCAAGATCCCCCGGCGCCAGGAGTTCAGCTCCGCGATGCGCTTAAACACGCTCATCTTCATCTTGGAAAAGCCTAGGGCCGACCGGGACACCTTTTGCAGCCCCTCCTCGTTGGCGTGCTCACCGGGAATCAGGTGCATATGCCAGTGCGTCTTCAGCGAACGGGTGGCGTAAATGGCGCAGACGATGTCCACATCGTGCTTGAGCAGCCGCAAGAGCGCCCCAGCGGTCACATCCTCGCCGTGCTGCTCGGCCAACACGTCCTTGTCCCACCAGACCAGCTCGTCGAACTTGTGCTCAAAGGCGTAGGCCACGAGTTCGTTCCGCGCCTGCTGCACTGCCGGTCCCTCCAAGAGGCACCAGTCCAGTTTGACGTCCGGAATCTTGGCGGCAGCCAGTTGCAGGCTGGTCTTGAAGTAGCTGCGGGGAATGTCGCCCTTTAGCGGCGTGGCAATGAGGATGCGTTTCATAGAGGAAACCGCACGGTGGTCCACGGACGCAGTGCCGGAAACGTCAAAGTCAGGCATTTGTATGGATATTAGCCCGTCTTATAAGGTTTATGGCCGGTTTTAGCCACTTGCCTGAGTAGCCGCCAAATATATCAACGGAAATGCCCAATGGTGCAAAGCACAGCATTTCGCTGGCCCGGATTCCGGGCGTTCTACCAAGGCCCCGCCCACCGGCGGGGACGGACACCCCTTGGGGATTAAGCGAAGATGCGGGTTGGAGCCCCGCTTGGGCGATTTTATGGTAACCAAACGCTGCGTGGATGAGTGGCTCATCGAGCCCGACATCGAAGGAGCGCGGGAATACGCCCGTTTGTCCATCATCGCCGAGCCCGCCGGCCTAAACGTGGACGGCCAAGGCATTATCCCGTGGGAACAACTCCTTTCCGCCCGTCAGTCTTACGCCGTAAACCTTAAAAAGCGCAATGCCACTCGGTGACGTACACTTTGCGGATGATTTCACGCCTACTTTTGGTATCCCGTGGGTGCCGATCCCGGAGCGGGACGACTTGGCCGCCTGGCCGCAGGACAAGCTGATCGAATACCTCGCTTTTCGGGAGGAGCGAAACAAACAGGCGTTGGATAACCCCGTGGGTGCCGGCTGGACCCTGCCAATGTGGCAGGAGGTGATGGCAAACTGGGGTAAGTACCAGAACCACATCATCTTAGGTGGCAACCGCTCGTCGAAATCGATTTTTGCCAGCCGGTTATGCGTGTGGGCCTGCGGCAGCATCCCCTCTGCCGAGGTCCGGGCCTATCACGTCAACGAAGACCGGAGCATCGAGGACCAGCAGCGGATGATCTATGATGCCCTGCCCATCGGCATCCGCCGGCTGCCCACCAAGAAGGGCCTAAACCACTCCGTCCAGTACAGTCAGAAGAACGGGTTTACCGACAACATCTGCATTCTGCCCCCGCTGTCCGGTGCCGTGCGCGGTGGGTCGATCAAGTTCAGTAATTACCGTGCTTACGCCAACGACGCCCAGATTGCCGAGGGCTACAAGGCCCACCTGATTTGGTGCGACGAAGAATGCCCGCAGAAGATGTGGGAGACGCTGCAATACCGAACGAGCGATTTCCACGGACGCATCCTGCTGACGTTTACCACCCTAACGGGCTGGACGCCGCTGGTGCAGGACATCCTAGGCAAGACGAAGACCCTCAAGAAGCGGTTTGCCCCGCTAGTGGGCAAAGAACTGCCCATTATGCAGGAGTCGCTGTCCCGACCCAACACGGCGATCTACTACTTCTGGACGGAGGACAACGCCTTCCTTGATACGTCCGACTTCACTAAAAAGCTGCTGGGCCGCCCCCGCGATGAGGTGCTGGCCCGGGCGTATGGCATCCCCACCAAGTCCATCACTTCAGTGTTTCCAGGATTCAACAAGGAGGTTAACGTCATCCCCTATGAAACGCTACCTTTTGTACGTGACCCAAGCTATCCGGTCACTCGGTATATGGCTTTGGACCCTGCTGGATCGAAGAACTGGTTTATGCTCTGGGTCGCCATCGACGCCGCTGGCACCTGGTGGGTCTACCGCGAGTGGCCCGACTATGACGACTGGGCACTGCCCGGCAGCGGAGCCGAAGGCAAACCCGGTCCCGCGCAGAAAGGCTCCAAGAAAGGCATCCGTGACTACGTCGAGCTTATCGAGCAATGTGAGGACGGTGAAACGATTCAAGAAAGGCTCATTGACCCGCGCCTCGGTGCGGCGGAAAGGCAGTCCGCCGAAGGGGCAACCACCATCATCTCCGAGCTGGACGACGTGGGAATGACGTTCATCCCCGCCCCCGGCGTGGAGATTGAGAACGGCCTGCAGCTCATTAATGGCCTCCTGTCCTACGATGAGAGTAAGCCCATTACCGCCCTTAACGGCCCCCGGCTCTACATCTCTGACCGCTGCCAGAACCTGATTTACTCAATGGGTGAGTATACAGCCAAGGGCGGCAAGGAAGAGGCGACCAAAGATCCAGTGGACTGCCTGCGTTATTTGCTCGTCGCCAACTGCGAGTTTATGGACCCGCAGGCAATGCAGCAAACCGACAACCGGACGTGGAGCTATTAACTTGCCTTGAAAGGGGCTTACGCATAGCGCCCTAAGCAATGAGTTCCATCGACTCCCTCCAGACTTCCGTCCCCAACGATCCGAGTCTGCAACTGGCCCCGTCCGGCGACAACGCTCCTGATTTTAACCTGATCTGCAAGGCTTTTGAGGACTGCGTTGCCGACAACCAGCCCTACGTCGATCAGTGCCGCGTCAACTACCAGACCCGGTACGCCATCTGGAACGGCCAGTCAGCGGACGGGAAGAAGCATTCCCGCGAGGGCAGCAAGACGAGCCCCACGCCTTGGGACGGCGCGTCCGATCTGCGCGTCTTCCTCGTTGATAACATCATCAACAAAAAGGTGGCGATGGAGTGTATGGCTTTCCAGCGGGCCAATCTCTCGGCGGTGCCGGTTGGCACCAACGATATGGAGCGGTCCAACCTCGTGACCAACTTTATGCGCTGGCTGATCCAGACGCAGATTCCAGAGGTGCATCGGGAGGTGGAGATTGCCGCCAACTATATGAACGAGAAGGGACTGGCCGTGATGGGTCAGTTCTGGGAGAAGCGCCGGGAGAAGGTGCTGGTCAATGTCCGGCTGGAGGATCTCCAGCTCCAGTTCCCGCAGATCGACATTGTTGCCCTGATCGAGGACAAGGCCGCCGAGGAGGACTTGAAGTCCATCTTTGAGGAGCAGTACGGTTGCAGCCGGGCCAAGGCGACCAAGATGCTCAAGGAATTGCGGAAGACTGCAGAGACCACGGTGCCAGTGGAGGGACCGGAGCGGTCCTACCCCGTCCTGCGGGCGTTCAACCTGGATGAAAACCTGTTCATCCCGTCGTTCTCGCTGGATCTGGAGCGGGTGCCTGGCATCTACCGGGTAGAGTATTTTACCGCCGAGCAGCTACGGCAGTTGGTGCGCGATGACGGCTGGGACAAGGACTGGGTGGAAAAGGCGATTGAGACGCAGCGTGGCCGGTTGATCACCATCAGCCCCTCCGAGTACACGCAACCCATCAGCCGTTCGTTCGTCTACACGCAGCAGCGGTTCACGGACAAGATTGGCATCGTCTACGCCTATCAGCGTTTGTCCGACGAGGATGGTGTGCCGGGCATCTACTGCACGGTCTTCAACCCGCAGATGCCGCCGGACGACAAACAATCGGGCTTCGCCAAGCACGGCCTTCTCGGTTACGCCCACGGCGAGTATCCGTTTGTCCTCTATCGCCGCGAGTACTTGAGCCGCAAGCTGCACGACAGCCGGGGCGTCCCCGAGCCGGGCAAGCCGTGGCAGGATCAGATCAAGGCGCACAAGGACAGTCGCATCGACGCCGCGTCCCTCGCCATCCTTCCGCCCATCTGCTACCCGCAGGGCCGCCCGCCGGGCCGCTGGGGTCCAGGTGCGCTTATCTCCGAGCGCCGGCCGAACGAGTATCACTACGCCGACCGGCCGATTCCAGATATGAACACGGAGAACTCCGAGTCGCTCTTGGAGTCCTCGTTTAAGGAGTACAACGGCTTTGCCGCGCAGAAGGGCGATCCTTCCGTTGACCCGATCTACAATCAATGGGAGATCAACAAGTTCCTGACCTGCCTGTCCAAGAGCTTCCGCCAGATCTGGAAGCTCTATAAGCAGTACGGCAAGGAGCAGGTCGTTTTCCGCGTGATGGGCGTCAAGGACGCGGACACGATGATGTTTGAGAAGGGGGACGTGAACGAGGAGTTCGACTTCTACCTCTCGTGGGACGTCCAGAGCACCGACTTCAAGTCGATGGCGGAAAAGTGGACGGCCATTATCCAAGGCGCCCAGTCGCTCGACCGCGATGGCGTCTGCGACTGGTCGGCGCTCTTCCAAGCGTTTGTCTCCTCCATCGATCCCAACATCGCCGAGCGCATCATCCGCCCGGTCAAGGCGGGCCAGCAGCAGGTGGTCAACGACGAGCAGCAGGATCTGGCGCAGATCTTTGCCGGCATCCCGAAGAACATCCGCATTGGCACGCCGCCGCAGCTCGGCCTGCAGGTCATCCAGCAGTACCTGCAGCAGCCGGACGTCCAGCAGCGGTACTCGCAGGACCAAGCGTTCCGCGAACGCATCGACGCCCGCGCCAAGCAGTACCAGTTCCAGGAACAACAGCAACAGAACGCCACCATTGGCCGCCTAGGCGCCCAGATGCCTGGACCGATGCCGGCTACCACCTCACCTCGCAATGCCTCCTCGTAAACGCAATCTCCTCACTGCCCGCGAACGGGTCGAACTGCTCCAGGTCGCCTTGGTGCGCCTTGCGCCCACCGAGGCGTTCCAGGAGTTTATCGACCACTTGCGAGAGATCCAGCGCAACACGCTGCTGGATCTGATGAACGATGTGACCGTGGCTGATGAGAAACTAACCGCTGCGGCGGTGGGCGAACTGCGGGCCTACGAAGCGATCATCAACCTGTTTGACGACTATGTAGCCACGCAGGTGCAGCAGGCAGTAGGAGATGATCAGGGATAAGATGGCCTAATACCGCTTGACATAGGGTCGGGTTATAATCACGGCTGATGGCACTGGGCTCCCGCCCTGTCCCGCCCTTGGGGGCTTTAAACCCACGATGTCTAACGATACAGTCCCAGCCACTTCGCAGCCAGTTGAAGCGCCCCCGGCGCCCGAGACGAAAAGCGATGCACCAAACAGCAATCTGAGTGTAGCTCAGGCCGCGCAACGTCTGCTTAATATGCAGGCGGAAAACGCACAAGCCCAAGCTAAACTAGCGGAACAGGTTGCACAGCCCGACAAGGCTGAAGAACCCGCATCCACAGAAGCGGCACCCGCCGAGTCTGTCGAATCCGAGGCCCCCGAGCCCGAGGCGCAAGCCACGGAACCGGAAGCCGAAGAGGACTCAGTTCCTTCTCAGATCTCGCCAGAGATTCAGAAGAATATCAACAAGCGCATCGGCAAGGAAGTCGCGAAGCGCAAAGCCGTTGAGGCCCAGTTGAATGAACTCAAGCTGGAGATGGCTAGGCAGTCGCAGCAACAGCAGCAGGCTCAACCTGCTCCGGTGCCGATTGCCCCCCTGCCGCAAGGCACGGTGCCACTCGCCCAGATTGAGGACTACAACGGTCTCCAGTCCTTAGCCCAACAGGCCAAGGAAGCCAAGCGGTTCGCGCAGCAGCAGCTCGCCAAGACCAACTTTGAGCCCATTCAGCTTGAAGGACAGTTATTGGATCGGGAGGCGCTGAACACCATCATCATCAACGCTGAAAAGACGTTGGAGGATGATATCCCTGCCAGGACGCAGTTTCTGCAGCAACGCGGTCAAGCTCAACAACTTGCTTACGAGAAGTTCCCCTTCTTGAAGGACAAGTCCACTCCCGAGTACGTCGCGGCCCAGCAGGCTTACCTGCAGATGCCGTGGCTGAAGAACCTTCCTAATGCGGAATGGATCATCGGAGTGCAGATTGAGGGGCTCAAAGCGTTGCAGGCCAAGGAGAAGGGTAAAGCCAAGCCGACAAAGCCTGGCGTCATCCCCTCCAGCAAGCCGCCCAGCAGTCAAACCGTTGCCACTTCTGGAAGTTCCGAAAGCCGCGTTCCGTCTTCCACAAAGTCGGCCACGCAGGTTGAGGCCCTCCGGCAGCATCTGTCCAAGAAGGGTGGAGTCACGACAAACGAAGCAGTCCAATTCCTCCTGGCCCGAGAAGCGGCCAAACAAACTCGTTAAACATTAGTTTATGGCTCTTAGCACTACTTACAACGTCGCGGGTGATCGTGAAGATCTCACCGACTTCCTTACCATCCTCGCCCCCGAGGATACCCCGAAGGTTTCCACCTTCGCGAAGACCAAGCGGATGACCAACGCCTATCAGGAGTGGCAGGTTGACTCCCTTTCGCCCGTCAGCTTTGGCGGCGTGCTGGAAGGTCAGGATGTCCTCGCCTTCTCCAATCAGGCCGTCAACCGCGCCCGGATCGGCAATTACGTCCAGCAGTTCCGCGAGCAGTGGATGGTCTCCCGCTTGCAGGAGGCTTCGGATGTGGCCGGTGTCGCCAGCGAGGTCGCCAACGCCAAGATGAAGGCGATGCGCGAACTGAAGCGGTCCATCGAGGCTTGCATCGGTTCCGACAATGATCGCCAGCAGGAGGCGCCCCCGTCCCCGTACAAGCTGCGCGCTCTCGGCAAGTGGATCAGCGCCACCCCCGGCTCTGACGTCCCGGCCGCGTTCCGCACGCCCTCTGGCAACATCGACACCACGGCGACCGGCTCCCTCGGTGAGTCCGCGTTCAACGACGTGTTCCAGTCGATCTTCCAGCAGGTCGGTGGCCGCCGGTCCTACACGCTGTTCGCCGGCCCCAATCTGAAGCGGGCGATCAGCAAGTTCCAGCGTCAGGAAGGCGCGTCGGGCACCACGAAGACCTATCAGGTCACGCAGGATGCCTCCTCGCACAAGATCGACCTGGACGTTACGGTCTATGTCGGTGACTTCCACACCGTGACGGTCGTTCCCGACCTGTTCAACGGTATCGCGGACGGCGCTGATCCCTCGACCACCACCAACCAGCAGAAGGCCCGTGGCTACGTCATTGACCCCGAGCTGGTCGGTATCGGCTATATGCTGGGTATCGAGTCGAACGAGCTGCCGGACCTCGGCGGTGGTCGTCGCGGGTTCATCCTCGCGGCCCTCACCCTCCTGGTAAAGAACCCCCTCGGTCTCGGCAAGTTTGCCGGCACCAGCTAACCCTCAACCTAGGAGGAAATCACAATGGCTGATACTGCTGTCACTATCTCCCGCGCCCGCACCTCGCAGCTCTCGCTGCAGGAGCAGGCTCGCGGCTTTTCCCACAAGTTCACCGTCAAGAGTGCTGACGTGGCGCTGGGCACCGGGTCCTCGGACACGGTGACCGTCACGCTGGGCACTCTGCCGGCGAAGTGGGCCATCAACAACGCGCTGGTGAACATCTCGACTGCCTTCGCGGGCACGACGGCGTTCACGGTCGTTGTTGGCACCACCACCACGACCAACAGCTTCATCACCTCGCAATCGGTGCTGACGGCTGGTGTTCTGGCCGGTGTCCCGACGACCGCCACGGTTCGCACCGCGACCGCTGCCGCCAATATGGTGGCCGTGTTCACGAATGCGACGGGTGGTAGCCCGTCCGCCCTGACGGCGGGCGAGCTGGACATCTACCTCAACATCATCGATCTCACGACGATCGAGAAGCTGGGTTAATCCCCACCCGGGGGCATCCCGCAAGGGCTCTGCCCCCACCCCCTTTTATGGTTCAGTCCGAGCCGCAGATCATCACCTCCCTCCCGCCGAACGTCGTCCGCGAGTTCTGGCGCGAAATGGAAGAGGGCTTGCCTGCCGAGAAGGTGCAGGCTGGTCTGCGTCAGGTTGAACAAGCCAAAGTTATGGCGGCTCAGGGCTCGACCAAGATCGATGGCCTTGGGCAGATGGCGGCCAAGATTGATGCCCGCCTGTTTTTCCGCCTTCAGCAGCAGCACGGCAACCAGGTTCACGAGTGGATGCCGGAGTATCTGAAGGACAACCCCGATATGTGCGCTAAGGGCTACCGCCCCAAGGTGAATCCCGCCCGGCGCGGGATTACTGGTGGCTGGTACGCCAACAAGGACACTTGAGGACGACCCCGTACAGCAAGGCACTGGCGCAGATTTGCGGCCTGATCGGCGTACCGACCAGCCGCCTGTCCACCGAGCTGGCGGATAGCATCAATGTCCTCTTTAACGCCAACGTCCGCCAGATCTGGGGTGCGGGCAATTGGCCCGATCTTTCGATTTGGGGTGAGGCACGGTTTGCGGGTAACGTCCTGACGTACCCCAATGACCTAAGCCAGACGACCTACTGGACGGCCACTAACGCTTCGATTACGGCCAATTCGATCAATAATCCGGCCGATAACCGCACTACGGCGTCAAAAGTCCTAGAAACGGCCGCAACGGGCGAGCATAAGGTGGCGCAGGCGGTTACTGGGTTCCCTTCGACGGACTATCAGGTGAGCGTGTACGCCCGCCCAAGTGGCCGAGACTACATCCGGTTGGCAGTCAACGACGGAACGACCACCTTCAGTACGTTCTTTAACGTGCAGGCTGGTACGATTGGCACGCAGGCCAACGTCACCTCGGCTAACATCCAGCAGTGCCCCAACGGGTTTTTTCTCTGCACGATCACGTACACGACGGGAGCGGCCTGCACCTCGCAGACGTACAGCCTCAACGTCTCAACGGACGGTAGCACGATCTCCTACGCGGGCGACATTACCAAGGGCGTGTACGCTTGGGGTGCCCTGATGGTGCAGCAGACCAACGTCTCGCCCAACCAGTTCATCGTTCCCTACGAACAGACTGGCGAAAAGGTGATCGACGTTCTGTTCCAAGCTTGGGTGGATAACCCAGCGATGGTGACTTACCCCCGCCCGCAGGGATATGTCGTTACGGACACGGGGTTCCAGATGATTTCCACGGCTGGTGGATTTATGGGGACGAATGGGTACGTCTCGTACAACACCAATCCTGCCAATCCGGTCTACCTTTTCTACCGCCGTGCCCCTCTGAACTACTCCGGCGATACGTTTAGCGCCACGGCTACCTATGTGGCCGACCAGTACATCTACTACACGCGGACCACTGGGGCGCTGACGGGTACGTCAGATTACTGGAAGTGTTTGAGCGCGACCACGGCAGGCCAGGATCCCGAGGACACCCCGGCCAAATGGGAACTGCAGGAACTGCCGGAAGCCCTGAGCGGCGTACTGGTGTGGCAGACGTTTGGCGACTGGCTGGTGCAGGACGGCCAGATGGACAAGGCCACGCAAGCCTACCAGACGGCGGAACTAAAGAAGTTGAACGAATGGGATCGCATCGAGCGGCAGATGCCTGACAACTTCCAGATGCAGGTCTTTACTCACACTACGTCTCAGAATCGGAGCTGGTAACCCACCCACCTTATGGCCTCGTTTAATCTCAATAACATCTTCCCGAAGCCGGCCATCTATCGTGGCAGCTCGGTGGCTGATCAGCGGCTTACGGTCAGCAGCTCGGCGGTTCAGCTCTCGGCTTTTGGCGATACCACCAATATGGTGATGTTCGACATTCAAGACGCCGATGTGATGTGTACGATTGATGGCAGCACGCCCACCGCGACCAACGGGCACCGCCTCTATCAGGGCCGGGCGTACACCTGGAGCACGGCGATGGCGCAGGCCGCCAAGTTCATCCGTCAGGCTGGCACCGATGCGGTGATCCACGCTAGCGAGTGCCAGTTGTGAACGTACTTGCCTCCGAGTTTGGCAGTGCTCTGAACGTCCTCGGCCAACGTATTGGTGAGGCGGACAACTACGGCACAGACTATCCGCTCTTCCTCAACACGGGAGTGCTGCTGATTGGTGGCACGACCGACAAGATTCTCACCTCAACTGGCGATAGCCTCAAGTGGGTTGCGCCGTATCCTGGCCCCTAATCTGTTATGGCTGACACACGCATCAATGCCCTGAGTACGGCGACGGTTTCGCTTTCCGACGACTTCCTGCCCATTGACGGCACCACCGCTGGCACCAAGAAGCTGTCTGCCTACAACCCGAGCTTTGGCGGCAACGCCACGGTGGGCGGGACGCTGACGGTGAATGGGACTACGGCGTCAGTTGGTGCAGGCACCGGTTCAATTATTTCCAAGCTCAATGGTGCCGCTGGAAGCTACAAACTCAGCATCTATCAGTCCGCAGGCGTGGACCGTTGGTATGCTGGTCTTGCTGCTGGTGCGGAGAGCGGAAGCGATGGAGGTGCGCCCTACTCGATTGTTGCACTAACCGATGCTGGTGCGGTGATTGACAATGCCTTGTTGATTACCCGTGCGGCAGGCGGTAGCATCACCACTCCTCGTCCGGTTTCCATCTCGGCCACCACCGCCTCCACCTCCACCTCGTCCGGCGCTCTGGTGGTGGGCAACGGGACGAGTGGCGGGCTGGGGGTGGGGGGCGCGATTTTCGCTGGCGGCAACATCCAATGCAATGCGGTGTTTGCGGCCAATTCGACTACGCTGCTTCTGCGGCCCAACGGGGCTTCGGTGTCGTCTGGGCAGTTGAGCGTTGAGACGAGTGGCAACACGACCATTTCGGCCATCACCGACTCCACAACCAAGAGTGATGGCGCGCTGGTAGTAAGCGGTGGAGTTGGGGTGGAGAAGAACATCATTGCCGGGTCTGGCATTGCTGCTCGCGGAACGCTCACCCTTCCGGCTGCGTGGACAGGCGCTTACGGGATTGGCCTTGAGCATAACAACGCAACCGCAACCTCGCGCATCTTCTTTGGCGACGGCACCGGCTACTCGCTGAAGTTTGTTTCGCGGACCTCCAGCACCACGACGGACCGGATGACGCTGACGGATAGCGGGGTTTTGAGCGTCCTAGGCACCACCGCCTCCACGGGCACCTCCTCCGGTGCGCTGGTGGTGAGCGGGGGCGTGGGGGTGGCGGGGAGCATCAATGCTGGAACTACCGGCACAAATCATTCGCACGTTTTTACGGGTGGTGATCTCGGAAGCGGCTCCACCATTTTGGTGGCCAGAGACTCCAATGGAACGAATCAGTTTATTGTTGGCGGTAGCGGAGTAGTCCAAATCACGAACAGCTTGCAGTTGAACGGTTCGGCTAACGTACTTCGAATCGTCAACAGCCAGACCCCAGCCTCCGCTTCCGCGACCGGCACAGCTGGCACTATTGCGTGGGATACGTC